CTCTTTATTAATAACAAGAAAGCCTCCATCATCTGTTTTCTCAGCTTCCTCATAGCCTGCAAGCTGTGATAAGTAACCGAAAGGATCATCCTCGCTCAACAAACCCTTTTTGAATTTACCAAAAGCAAAGCCTGATGCTGACTTAATATCTACAACACGCCCATTAATCTTACAGTCCATATGACCTTTGATACCATCAACTTCTATTTCTTTCTGCTCATCACTAACCTCATAGCCTGCTGTCTTAACAAGCAAGATAAGAAGTTCTTCGAGTAGATGACCATAAAGAAACCTAATATATAAAGAAGGATTAAGCCGCCTGCTCTCTTCTTCTTTTTGCTTTTCAAACCAGAGCTGACGAAAAGGCTTGCCTATATTAGACATCCGAAGATGAAAAGAGTTATTTCTTTTATCGGGCCTAGCCCACTGCTTTAAAGAGTTTAGCATAGAAACTCCAAAGTCTTCTAGAGCCTTATCATCTATAGCAATATGCTCTCCATCATTCAATACATCTATCTTGGCATAGATATCAGATACTAAATTATCCAAAGTTAAATTCGAGTTGCTCATGGTGTTCCTCATAGGTATTAAGTATATCAACTATAACAGAGAGATCAGATTTAAACCACTCTGCATTAGCCTCATCTGCAATCTTTTTAATATCACGGTGTATTTTAGTTTCTGTCTCTCTTCTATTACTTGTAAAAATATAATGTTCTAGATTGTAATCTCTTAGTGGACTAGATGTTTGATAGCTACTAACTCTGTCACTAATATCAGCAGCCATGCCTACCTTATACCAACTGTCCCAAGCTGGATTAGATAAGATGTAGACATAGCCTTCGGTAGTAGCAGCATATTTAGGAAGAGATGAAAAGGCAGCTTCTTGAAATGATTTATAACGCCCTGATTTATGCAGGGTGTGGCTCTTAGAAACTTCTTTGCCATTCAAGTACATTCTCTTAGAATCTCTAAGCTTAACAGCAGCCGGGTTATCCTTATAGTAATAAGGCTTACCTGTCTTAGGGTTGATCTCTTGTGTGTTAGTATGTTTCATTAGAAATGATCCTCTGATGTCTTATTTTTTACCATTTTTTTGGCACAATAAAAACAAATCTGTTCGCTGTCTTCAAACTCTGCCTCACTAGGGTGTCTCCAGTGGGTGGTTATAGAGCAAGAATGACTACCTATACTAAGAGTGTAAGGAGGACTATCTTCAAAATAATGCTCCTCCCATGTCTCCCATTCATCAGAAGGATCTGAAGGTACATATTTTTTTAATTTCAAATCATATCGTATGGGAAGATATTCTTCTACTTCAGCACAAAAACATAAGCTCTTTTTATTAGTGCGTTTCACTCCAGTTATCTCCTATTTTATATTCACCATCTAAGGCACAGTCTAAGTTTAAGTGCAGTCCTGCTTTGATTATTGCTTCTACACCCATTTGTCCTACTTCATCTGCATACTTTTCTAGTACTTCAATCTGCCACTCATCATGTACATTGGCTACAAAACTATAAGATATATGTGGCTTAGCTTTTAAATCTTCTGCCAGTATAACCATCGCTTGCTTCATAAGTATAGCACCTGCACCTTGCAATAAAGTATTGAGTGCTGAGTGTTCACTACGTATAAAGAGCTTACGGCCATCTAATGACTTAAGGCTTTTGCTTTTTGATGCTCTAATAATCTTAGCTTTAAGAACTGCGAATGCTGGGAGATTATCAAAAAATGATTTTCTAAGGTTTCGACCAGCACGTTTATCTCCTCCAACCACGCTTCCAAGTTTTTCATCTCCTGCTCCGTATAAGAGTGCATAGATGAAAGTCTTAGCCTGATTTCTTGATTCAAGTCCTGCAAGTTTTTGATTAGTGGTGTGTATGTCGCCATTAATGATTTCATTAGTATACTCCTCGTCTTTCATATAGTGTGCAAGCATCCTAAGTTCTAAGCCAGAAGCATCAATGCCTACTAACTTATAACCATGTGGTACAGTCCAACAAGCTCTACACTCAGGGCCAAACAAAGATCCTGCGCTGGGTACTTGTGCCATGTTGGGATTACGGTGGGTCATACGCCCTGTGATAGTACCATTAGGATTGACAAAGCCATGAACTCTGCCTGTATCAGCATTGAGTTCTTTGAACCATGAGTTTATCTGTGCGATTCTTTTCTGAAGTGTTAAGAACTCTGAGATAAGAGATGCTTGCGGGATACCTTTAACCCTTGCAAGAATCTTTTCATCTATCTTGGGCTGACCTGTAGGTGTAAATTCTTTAGGCTTCCAGCCAAACTTCTGTAAGTAATCACCTATCTGTAAACGTGAGCCAGGATTGAACTCTTTTATATATACTCTCTCAATACAAGGTTTCTTTTCTTCAGAGAGTTGCAAGTACTCAGCAGGTGTTAGTCTTATATTAGCTCCGAAATTATCTACACCCATCTTAAGCATTAGACCGGCTGGGTTATAGCGAGGATAGATAGTTCTTATATCTTTCTTAGACTTAAAGACCTTATGTACTTCAGCTAGTAGCTCATCAGATCTTTGTAGTAAAGAAGATAAAAGAATACTTGCTCTTTGTTCATCGAAAAGAAAGCCATGCTCTCTCTGTTTATTTATAATTTTATATACATCGTGCTCAAGATCAATAGAATGCCTAGAGAATCCTTTGCTCTCATGCTTTAAGGCATTGTAAACAAGGTAGTTTAAGTAAACATCTTGCTCACAGTACTTCAGCATATCTTTACTATAGTTAGCGTAGTCTTCAAACTCAATTTTAGGTGAGCCTAAAGCATAGCCCCATCTTTCTAAACCATGATTACCTTCTCTTACTGGATTAAAAAGTCTTGATAATACTAGAGTATCAACGAGTATCTTCTCAGATAAATCGATACCAGTAAGGTGTGTGATAGTAGGGATATCAAAGCCAATTATGTTGTGACCAATTAACTTGTCAGCAGTCATTAAATACTCGACTCCTTCTCTAATCTTATCAGGCCCGAAAGATACTTGCTCTTTAGACACAGTATCAAAGGTAGACATGCACCAGATCTTAGTTGCTTTTAAAGAATCTGTTTCTATATCAAACACTAATGATTTCAAAATTCCACCTCAGTTTCTCGGAGTTCACTTAGCCTACCAGTTTCTTTATTATAAAGCAAGCTTGTTGCCATACCTACATCCCCTGTGTATCTAGATTTTAATACTCTCACATTAGTTGTGCTAGATTCTATAGGATCATCTGACTGCTGATTTCTTTCAAGAGCTATAACACAATCAGCACCTTGACTAATAGCATGTGAGCCTCGCAATTGAGAGAGGCTAACTAGTGCTCCTTCTTCATGACCCTTATTACCTTCAGGACGTTTGAGATGACTGACAAGAATAAGACCTACACCCGTTTCAGATACAAGCTTAATCAAGCCATTCATCGCAGCTTCAATAGCTGTTCTCTCAGTATCACCACTGCCACTTATCAACATATGTAGGTGATCAAGAATGATCCATTTACATCCACAACCTTTGATCATATAGCGTAGCTTAGACATTACATCATCAACATCACCGCCGCCAAAATGAGAATGAATCCAAACTCGCTCAGCATTATCACCACCGAATATTTTGTTAGCAGCCATCTCATAATTAAAACTTCCAAACTCTTCACGAATGTCATCAATATGTAATCTCCTATCAGTTTCAATGGATAGAATACCATCTGCTGTACGCTCCCAAGTTTCTTCAAGTGCAATGATACCTACACAATCTGTTGTCTGGGTTAGTAGCCAGTGCTCAAGCTCTCTAGTAATACTAGACTTACCTAAACCTGTACCGCCTGCAAGAACTACAAGCTCTCCTTGCCTTAAGCCTAATAGCTTTTCATTCAGACCTTCCCAAGGATAAGGAATAGATTCTTTCTTCTTACGAACTAGCAGCTCACTAATATTATTGGTGACATTTATAACACCAGCAGGTGTATAAGTACTTGCACTCCACCAAGCTGCTGTAAAAGCTTCATGCTTCTTTTGGCGCAGCATATCATTAGCATCTTTAAAGCCTTCGCCAAAGTTTAATATCTTTGCCTTACCTGGACTTAGCAACTTAGCAACCTCAATAGCTGCCTCACGTCCTGGCTTATCATTATCAAAGGCAATCACAACAGCCTCAAACTTTTCTAAGTACTCTATGTTTCTTTTAATATCTTTAACAGCGCCAGAAGCACCATTCTTTATAGAGACTACAGGCCACTTAGAGCCTAGCAGCTCAAATGCAGCCATCGCATCACACTCACCTTCAGTAAGAGTAATGTATTTGCCGTTTTGAAATAGCTGCTGGCCGAATAAGGAAGGACTTTTAGAGTCTCCTTTCCAAGAGAATAACTTCCCCTGCTCCCTAACTTTATATCCTGCTATCTCATTCAGATTATAATAAGGATAAAAGTGCTTGACGATTTCGCCTTCTCTGTTAGTGAGGGACTTGACGCCATATTTTCTAGCTGTATTAAGTGAGATGCCCCTGTCCTGTAGAGCTAAGAACTCTCCTTCTACATCGTTCATTGAATTGTTTCTGTAGCTTTGAAAGTCTCCTAATTTTTCGATAGTTATATCTCCCTCATACTTTCTAAAATATGTCTTACAACTAAAACACCAAGCAGATCCATCTTCATTTATGGATACTGGATCACTACCACCACAAGCATGGCAAGGTTTATTATGTGCGACAAAAGTCATTCTAATTCTCCAAATAAAAAGGGGGTTTTTACACCCCCGGAAAGTTAAACTTCTTCTTTTAGTAGAGCCTCCTCATCAAGGTTATCATCCATCGTTGTTGTGAATGATTGTTTAGCTCCTAACAAAACATTAATTCGTTTAGTTAAAGAGTCAATCTCTTGTTGGATCTCAACCAAATAGTTGAATGTAATCTTAGCATTATCACTCAACATTTCTACATCGTACATACCATCATCGTTCTTGTAAGTGTACTTACTCATAGTTCATCTAGCTCCTCATCGTCCATCTCAACATCGAACTCTTCACCATCACCCCTAGCAAAACTAACAAGATTGATAACTTGTACAGCTTGAAGATCAAGACCTTTGTAAA